AATATCAATGTCAATATCAATACTATTGCCATATGAAAATAATTGTTTAAATTCATACTCTGTACCTGATGGATCAGCATAATACCAACTACCCCCACCTATTAAACTTCCTGAATATGAAGCTGTTGAATATGGAGCTCCTGATGCAAATCCTGATGTTTGCCATTCTGTTGATCCTGAGAAGTCAGAAAAAACCCAACTACAACCATTTGTTGTTATTGGTTCATCATAAAATTTTCCTGTCCCCATATTCCAACTAGATGATATTGGGTATACTTCTATTGTTGCATTTTGATTTAATCCACTAACAACTGCTGCTGACATTTTTAATGATGCCCCATAATCTAAATCTGCATATTGCAATCCTGTTGTAGTTGTTGTAGGGAGTGAAGTTGATCCTAATTTTCCAAAATTTATTTTTAATAATTCTCCTTTTTGGTAAAATGATCCTGTACTTGTAATTGTAGCACTTGTAATTTCACCTCCTCCATCAACTATTACTGTAGCTAAAGCATTTTTAGCATCACTACTTACTCCATTTATTACAACATTATTATAAGTTCCAGGTATCCCTTCAAGAGGCACACCACCATTTGTACTAAAGGTTGGTAATACTGTACCATTGATAAATGATGTTCCACTACCCACAAGATTGTTTATAGTATCTACTACCTCAGTAGTTGAAAATTGAATTAATGATCTATTTGTTTGACCTTGTCCTTCTTTAACTTGAGTAGATATATCTAAAATCTCATCAAGCCCAGTATTTTGTGATGGAAACTGAGAGTAAAGGGAAGCGTCTTTTGTTGGAAAAATTTTATATATTGCCATAATTCATTTTTATATTGGTACTACTCTACCTCTAATATCTTCTATTGGGTTTTTAACTTCAAAAATCATTGGATCAATTGATGGATATAATACATTGTCTATAGTAGATCCATTAACATCATATGAAAATTTACTATAACCTAAACTTTCTCCTGCTAGATTTACAATTTCTATATTATTTACAGTTTGTACTCCTTCTACTTTATCTAAAAGAATTGAAATATCTTTCATCATAATAGGTTCATTAATTTGCCATTTATCTATTTCAAAAAATGAAGTTAATGAATCAATACATTTTGTTATAGTTTCAGCATTATTAAAATTAGGTCTAACTATTATTTCAAAATTTACTCCTATATTAATAATATAAGCATCTTTAATTTTTATAGAATCATTAATCATTCTATATTCTGACAAATATGTTTGTAGATTTCTTTTTAAGATATCAGAAGCTGTTCTTAATTTTTTATTTATATCATATGTTAAAATATATAAATCTAAGACTGAGGGTAAGGTTCCTGCTTCATATTCACCCACTTTATTAGGTTGAACATGAGCTTTAGCAACTACTCCTAAATTAGAAGGCATAGATAATGCTCTTATCAAATAATCTTGGGATGTTACTGTTCTTAATTGATTTTGGAAGTTACCTAATGAATTTTGTCTTATTTCTTCTACAGTATCTCCATCCATACCTCCATCTGCTGCTTTTACATTATTAGCTGCTACAGAATTAAATATTTGTGTTGCTAATGTTGTATTAGATAAATCAGGATTTATGAATTGTATATTTGTATCATCCACAGCTGTTAATACTCCTGCTTCTACATTTGAAGCTGCCCCTCCACCAACTAAATATCTTACTGTTAAAGTTGTATTATAAGGAGCAATACCATAAGTATTTGTATAAACAAAATTTAATGGGGAAAATGCAGTTGTTAGTTTAGTTTTTTCAAAAGGTAATCCTAAACCTACATTATCTGGGTTAGGAACTATTTCTTCATCTATATTTCTAGTACTACCTGCCCCAAATTGTAATTGTAAAGTATTTTCATTTAAAAATCTAGTTACAAATCTTCTTTGAACTGATTTTAATTCTAATAAATAAGGAACCTCTGTGTCTAAAGAATAATTAGGATCATTTGTATTTGTGTTTCTAATTGAATTAAATACATTTTCTTGTGCTAAATTAGGCACTTCATACCAAACATTACCATTACTATCTATTACATCTAATACACCTATAATATTACCTGCTATTATATCCCTAGTATCAAATTTTTTAGAAGCATTAAATACAAAATTTTGAGATTTTACTGTAGCTGATATTGCTTTCCTTTTTTTCTTTAACAGAAAATAAGTTGGATTAACTCCTGATATTTGATAGATAGATTCTTCTGTTGGGTCTAAAGAACTTGACGAGCTAAAATCTACAGCATCCTCAATTATAAAATTCATTGTAGAATCCACATTTGAAGAAACTTGAGTATTTTCAGGTACAATTAAAGAATAATCATAATCCGGAACATAAACACTTGCACTTAATTTTGCAGGTACTTGTTGGTAAAAATCTAATTCTACTGATGCAACAGTTGTTACTTTTGGGACATAACCCATAGAATAAGCTAAAGAATATAAATTTGTTGTTTGTCTAGCTTTTTGAATGAAAGTTTCTTGGATTTGATTATCTAAATAAAAAGATAATACATCACCTACATAAGCCGCCATTTCCATAAATAACATTCCAGTTGATGTTTCTGAAAAATCATTAAAAGTATTTGGGAAATATGTTTTAGAATATTGTATAAGATTTTCTCTTAAAGTACTAAAATCTCTATCTATATATCGTATGTCTCTATTTAATTTACTCATTATTGTAATAATATATTAATTTCATCATCTATCCCAAAATTTACAATTTGATATACTAATGTAAAATTAACTGTATTTTCATCTGGTAAATTATTGAATTTAATTTCTTTAATTTGAACATTTGGAAAAAATAGAGTTATATCATCTTGAATGGTAATTTTTAAATCATCATTTGATATATCTTGCATATTCTCAAACAATAAATTTCTTAAATCAGCACCAAAACTTGGTCTAAATACTCTTTCTCCTTTATTGGTCAATAAATAATTAACCATATTAGCTTTAATTTGATCTCTAGTAAAATATGTAGGCACAAAAACAGCATCCCCATTTAAAGGGAAACCAAAACCAATAGCTCTACTAGGTTGTAGATCTATAGGAAATTTATTTTGTATTATTCTTGCCATTATTTATTATTCATTAATCCCATTATTTGAGACATATCTACTTCTCCTGGTGGTAATGTTCCATTAGCTACATCCATACCTGATTGAGGGATAAATGATTGCACATTATTAGTATTTAAAGCAGCTGATGTGTCTCCTAATATATTTCTATAAGCTGTTCTTTTTTCTTCAACTGACATTACTGGTTGTTGTGGGGCTTGATGCTCTACAACAGGAGCAGCTTGTGGTTGTGTTGAAATTGTTGAAACCTTTGGAGTCCTAACAGCTTCCAGTAAGATATCTTTCAATTCTTCATGAATTGCTTCTTTTACTGCTTCTTTTACAAGTGATTTTAATGCTGATGTCTTCATTTTATTTATAAATATTAAGTTTTTTAATTTTTCTACAATTGATTTATATTAGTATTGTTACCAAATATATTTAAATCATCAATAATTATTTGATTACCTCCTGAGTTTGTACCTGAGCTTCCACCTACACCCCCTACTCCAGGATTAAATGTACCAGCACCTCCTAGAACATCAAATAGTGGAGTAATAACAAATCTTGCACTATTATTAGTATCTTGTAAATTCTCAATAATAGATAATCTATAATTCCATATACCAGTTTCAGTTAATGTAGTAGCATTTGAGTTTATTACTTGATTTCTTTCAGCATATGCTTGTCTACTTAATTGAGCATTTAATGGTTTATTTCCTTTTTGGAATGTAATTTCACTTTGAGTAAAACTATCTTGTGCAGTTCCACCATTTGTAATCATTTGTATTAATATTGGGGATGTTATAGTTATAGTTCCTGTTACAAAATCTCCTGTATTTTGGTTTTTAGGAATTACTGTATCTGGGCCATTTAATGTCCAAGGAACAAAGTTTGTACCCACATTAGTATTATCATCAGTTTCAGTTCCTGGGTCATTTCTATCTGGTTCTACCTCTTGAACTACGACTTTACCAAGAACACCTAACATATACTTATCAATTTTCCATTTCATTTCTTCAACTAAAACTTGAGTTGATGCACTATATGAGTATCTACCTTGAGGTTCATTACTTGGTGAATTATATAAAGTTATTTCCCCTAATGCTTGAGATGATTGGAATGGGGTTAAGGCATTTATTAAAGAACCTCTTAATTTATAAACCATATTAGGATCAGATGCAAAGTCTCTTGTTGCGGCTACTCTTCTTTGGGGGAATGAATATGGATTTTCTGGATTTGATTCTAATACCATTTTAAATCCTTTATATACTAACCCAGGACTAGCATTTGATTGTAAAGATGCTACTAAATCAGCTTCAGATACTGCATTAATATCAAGTGAGGAATTATCACCTGATGCTGCTACCGAAGCTATAATATCTTGTGATATTGCTGTTGTTACATCATTTATACTTCCTTGAGTTAAATTCGGACATTGGTCACCAACTTCTGCTACAGTTTGTACTATCTGAACTGTTGTTATTACAGGCTCAATTATACTATCTAAACCATTTAATTTATTGATAATCATAGTTATCATATTAAGAACTGCTCTTGATAATATAGGAACAGATTTAGTAACACCCTTACCCATTGTTAATAATTTATCTAATTGATCTAATGAATCAGATAAAATAGTTAAAACATTTATAGGAACACCTATACCTCCAGTCATAGGTGGAATAATTGCTGTTGGTATTGGAATAGCTTTTATTACTTTTATTGCTGTTTTAACAGTAGTAATTATATTATCTAATGTATTAGCTGTTGTAGCTAAAGTTGTTAATGGTGTTTGAATTGTTTGAAGTGCAGTAGCTATTTTATTTTTATTACTAATAATATTATTAATATTTATTAAAACATTTTCTGTTTCTCTTAATGCATTTTCTTTTTGTATATCTGTTAAAGGGGGTATACTACAAACATTTTGGGGTGTAAGTAATGATCCTGGATTTTCTACATTTCCATCTAATAATTGTTCTAAATTAAAAGGGAGTACTGATGGGTCAATTCCTGCTTGTTCAATAACTTTAACACCTTGCAATTTCAATTTTTCTTCCATTAAGGACAGAGATGTTTCCAGCTTACCAGTATCTTTAGCTACCCTAACTACTTGTTTTACTATTACTGTTTCTAACCCCATTATTTACTCTTACTAATTTTAGATTTATATTGAGATATTTGACCAATCATTTTTTGTGCTGCTTGTTGAACTTGTACAGCTGGCACTGGTATTGCTGCTTGAATAGCAAATGGTGGACCTGATCCTATAGGTTTTTGTAATGCAGATGATAGCAATACCATCTTATTTAATAAGTCTTTAAAATCAGCTAAAAACTTATCTCCTAATATTATTGGTTCAGTGGCATATTTATCTCCTAATAATACTTTTTTAGATTGAATTATAGTTTCAGGTGAATCTAAATTAATACTATCCACAGAATTTAAATTAATTGTTTTAGCTGATGATAATAAAATAGAATCATTTTTAGAATTTAATAATAATCTCCCTGAATTTAAAATAATTTGTTCTCCTGTAAATTTATCTGTGGATGTAGGTGGAGAAAAGTAGGAATTATATTTTTTACTTGCTACTTCAATAGGAATAGCTTGAGTTGAAGTTAAATATATACTTGATTTATCTGTATTTATGTCTTCTACTTGGGGGACCCAAGGATCTGTAGATTCTTCATGTTGACCATTTTTTAAAATCATTATAGGATCACCATTTTCACCACTACGAGACCAAGGGTTTTGAATTTTTGAATTTGATACAGTTGAACCTAATCTAATAGTATTTCCCCATCTTCCTTGAAATATATTATCACCCTCATATGGTAATAAGTTTCTTATACTTAATTTTTCTTGAAAAGTATCTCCTAATTCAATTTCAGTACCTCCATCTGTTACTCTTCTAACTGCACCTGCTTGTGTTTCTTCATAATCTTGTTGTTGAGATGGGGGAATTGGTAAACCTAAAATTGGATCAGGAATTGCATTATGATGTACACTATTCCAAATATTAATAGGTTGAAAATAGTAATAACCTACTTCATTTACATTTTCTTGAACATTACTATTAGGTAATGACATTAAATATACTACTTCATTTTCTAATGGAATTACAGATTGATTAGGAAATAAAGGCCTTGCAAAATTATCTGATGAAAATTGAGGTGATGGATTTGGTTTATTTAACTTATCAAAAAATATACATCCTATAGAACTCCATTCTCCAAAATCTTTAAATGCTTGAGCATTTGTTTGATCATCCAACATAACAGCCATAACTCTACCAGAAAATACTCCAGCAGATCCCATTCCTTTATTGGAATTAGAACCTATATTTGCTAAAGATGTTGTTGGTTTTATAGCCATTATTTATCTTTTTTTACTTGAAGTTTTTCCATTTCAGCCATTAACTGGTCTTTTTCTTCATTACTTATACCTAACCCACCATCTTAACTTTCTGAGTTTACAGCTCTTTGTATGATAGTAGCCATTTTAATTAAAGCGTCATCATTCTTAACCCCAATTTCCATATACTCCTTAATTAAAGGTACAATAAGAGTAGCATCTCCTATTTCTTGAACTAATGGTTTTAATTCAGATATTAATGCTGTTACTTGTTCTGACTTTTTCCTTTGATTGTTATAAATCTCTTCTAGAATATCAGAGAATTTTTTATCACCAAATATAATTGAATCTAACTGTCCCATATTTTTTGGTTATAAATATAAGTAAATTAACCTTTTGAGGGAGGATAATAACCGTGTTCTAAATAAACAAGATACTTTTCTTTAAATATCTTATATAAAACATTAGCTATTTTGGTAATTTTTGGGGTTTTTACATCTACCATTTCTCTTATATAGATGTATAATGCTTTTTTATTAAATATATCTATGTTATCTCTTTTTCTGAATAATTCTAAAATAGCATCAGCTATTTGGGCATCATTTCCTTTAGGGAATATAGTATAAATTCTTTCAGTACAATCTTCAACGAATTGATCTATAAATAATGATAATTTATCCTCATGTTTATAACCTTTCATTGATAATTCATCCCCCTCAAATTCCTTTTCAGTAAAAGCATTTATTCCTTCTTCCATTTTAGGTGAAGTGATAAATCCTGGGGATAATTGATCTAAATTGGAATAACTATTAATATCACTTATTTGGATATTTTGGATCTTTTTCCCATAATTTTTTGTATTGTATACAATTAACCAACGTTTTACTATTGTCCCAAAATATGAATATGCTTTAGCTCCGTTATCTGGGTTGAATAGGTGAATTTTACTTAATAAAAATACCATTAATTCATGTTGTAAATCTTCTAAATTTTCAACTTCAGTGTAATAAAATTTGAACGTGTGAATAATATTTTGTGTTAATTTATAAAAAGGCCAATGAATATGGTCTTGATACAAATTACTTCTTTCTTCTTTATCTGTAGAATTGTTATATTTTACAATTGCTGCTTCTGTTTCTTTTGTAAAGTATACTCTACCTTTTCTTAATTTTTTATTTTTTTCAATTATGTGATCCATCTATCCTTAAATTTTCTTAATGTTAAAATCATTAAGAATTTCTTGGATTTGCTTTATATTTTTAAAGAAGAAGCCTATCTCGTCATCACCTTCAAATGAACCCTTAATGTCAATTTTTTTAATTTTTTCATCTGAAACCTCTATTATTCTAGATATATTATCTAAGTATTTTAAATATCCTAATAGGATATCTTCTTGTTTTTCGTTCTTTCGTAGTAGATTAATAGTCGTAAACCCTAAAGCTACGACTATTATTGAAAGTATTATTATTGTAGTTATCATAAATTATCTAACATATTTTTAAGTCCTGGGCTTGATATAGTACCTAACGCTTTGGACTTAGATGATTTTGTATTGGTTGATAATGTATAATTTTTCTTACTAGTATCCAAGCTATTTTTAAACTTAGGTAACCATTCAATTTCAAACTCAATTCTAGCTGCCATCATATCAGCTTGGTGTAAAATAAATGGTAATGAAGTTCTTGGTTTAGTCTCAGGCATATATGATTTAAGATATTTATCATTTGCTGGATCATATAAACCATCATGAGTTTGGATTGCTATCATTTCATTAAAAGTATACTTAACATCATGTTGTTGGAGTAAAAATAATCCTCTATCTGGTACTGAAGCGAATGCTATTTCTTTATTATGCATATAATCTTCACCTAATTTTTCTTTTCTCCATTTATCAGTTTGAGGTAAATAAGATTCATGAGTATCATCACCCATTTTACCTAAATCATGATTAATAGCTGAAAATACTAATTCTTCTTTTGTAAAAGTAGACATATCTGCACCCATTTCCTCCCATAAATTGGATTGTAATAAAGCACAATTAACAACTCTATTTACATGGTCAATATACCCTCCTGGAAAAGCGTTATGATATTCCTTTTTATGTGATGCTGGCATCATTATGAGACGATCCTCATATTTTTTATAAAATTCTAATACTTTTTCTTTTCTGGGAGATGAAATATGTTCTTCAATATTAGTTAAAAATATTTCCCAATTTGCTTGAATTTTTTCTGCTGTTAACTTCATAACTTTTATTTTATTTTTACCCGTTTCTTAATGCTGCGTGTTCTCTTTCTAACTGTGTCTCTAAATCCCTGAGTACCGATTCTGTTTCTTCAATTTTTTTAATAAAATCCTCAACTGGTTGTTGTGATTTTACCATTAGTTTTAGATTAGTTAAATTACCTTGTATTTTGTTTGTTAGGTGAACAATTGTTTCTGCGTTACGTAATGCCATAGTTATTTTAATTTATGTTAATTGAGGTACTTTAGGTACCTCTGTACCCCTGTACCTCATTTCTCTCATCTCTTTATTTTTCTTAAACCCTGTACCTCCAATGTACGTTGAGTATTTTTAACATCCAACCTTAGATTAAAGACTTTTTAATTTTTGAGATATTTTGTGTAATAGAGCGCATCTTTCATATTCTTCTGATTGAGTAAAATAATTAATCCCCAATTGTAAAGCTGTGTCTAAATATTCGTCTGAATAGTATTTTAATGCGATTATATGCGCTTCCTCACCCAAGTCAACGTTTTTGATGTATCCCCAGGCTCTGTTGTAAGTAACAAACTCTCCTGCTTCTTTTATATCATTAATATCTAATTCTTCATTAGATTTTGCAAAGAAATTTAAAACTTTTTTATTAAAATTTATATGATTTAAAACTAATTTTTTATACATTCCAACATAATACATTGGAGAGGATTTTAGATCTTCATATGTTGTTTTATTATCCTTTGAGAGATTACCATCATCATGAGAAAATAAACCAAATATATTATCTAAACTTACCATTACATTTTATTTTGTATTCTTTTAAGAGCATATTCCCATTTTTCAGCTACTGATTTATGTCTATGTTTATCTTGGGATTTCATTTTTTTACATTGCTCCTCAAATTCTTTTTTTAAACCTTTTTTTTCTACCTCTAAATAAACTTCCATTAAAGTATCTTCGTGTGTAGACATTGTTTTTGATTTTTGAAAATTAATATTAATATATGTTATAACTACTAGTAATCCAAGTTATTTTTAAAGTATTTCCTAGTACCATTTTGATTTTTAATAATATAAAAGCCATTTAAATCTAAATTATCGATGTTATCCGTTATACATATCAAACCACCATAAAAATCATATATATAATGCGTTATATTTCGCGTATACTCGCCGACCTCTACAGTTTCATAGCAATTGTCGAAAATAGGATTAAATCCAATATAATTATTACTACCATCTAGATCTAAATTAATTGAATTATTAGGTCCTACAATACTTACGGTTACTTCACAGGTTTCTATGTAATGTTGAAATGCAGCATCAGCACAATTGAAAGGATCACTCCAATCAGAATATGAATAAGTAATAGTATCGTTTAAGCCTAACGGAGGATAAAAATTATTAGTATTTGAAGGAATAATACATGTAACACCATAACTAAATCCTAATTGTGAAACATATACTGAATCTGGAAAAGGAACCCATCCTGGGGTGGATGAATTAGAACAGTTGTTATCATTTAAAGTTAAAGTTATAGTTTCTTCATCCCAATTTATATCTAGAAGTTCTAGATCACACGTTGAAATTTGTGATAATAATGATGAAGTCCAAAGAAAAAACGCCCAAAAGAAAAAGATATTTTTCATTGTAAAATGTATTAATTAAAGTTATAGGAATTAGCAACTTTTTGCCATTAATACATATGGGTAGGCAAGGTGAGACTTGAACTCACGTGTAACCAACTACTCTTTCTACAAGGTATAAGCTTGAGGAGATACTTGCCTATATTGTACACCAGACAGGATTCGAACCTGTGACCGTTAGCTTAGAAGGCTAATGCTCTATCCAGCTGAGCTAC